TCTCTCTTCCAATCTCCCTCTGTCCGTTCCACGTTTCGCTATGTTCGCTACGTCTTCCGACATCGCTGCCGATGCTCTCGGTGTCGGCCACATTTGAGTTGCTCGATCCAATGTTATCTGTACGTGTTTGCCTGTCTTTGGGTTGTATGCTCTCTCCCCTTGTTTCGCTGGCTCTCCGTCCTTCGTCACCAATGTCTCTAGAAACTTTCCTTTCCCCGCTTCTTGATTCGTTGGTGTCGGCCACATCCATTCCTTTAACCTTGGTGGACGTAGAGTTGTGCCGTTCAACATCCCTTGTGCCTCTTTCTCCGTCAGCTCCCCCGATTCTACTTTCCGTCGCATGATCATTGTCTGACCCTCCGATGCGTGTCCGAATCCCTTCGTCGTTGGTGTCGGCCACATTGATACTGTTACTGGATCCACTTGTTCCCTTAAATTTGATGGTCTCGTTCTGCCTTTCCTCGTTGTTGTTGCTTGACGTAGTAAAGCTTCCTTCGATCTCTGAGGTAGATGATCCAATGTGTTCGGAGTTGACCACATTTGTTGAACTTGTTGGTTCAAAGGTGGCACTTGTCCCCCTCCAGGATGTTTCTTCCTTGGTTGTTGAATGTTGTTCGAATCGAATGTTGTCGGAGTTGACCATAGATTCTTCTCTGATGGCAATAAACCAGATTCTTTCTCTCCTATGGGGAGCACCGACACCTGCAGCTGGAATATTAAACGGTTGGACTTCGTATCCTTCGTCTTCCAAGTCAGTGCACACAGTCTCGAAGACCATGCCGTCTTGGATGTTAACAATGCCTCGCACGTTCTCGCCAATAATGAACCGCGGTTTGAATGTTTTGATAATTCGAAACATCTCTGGCCAGAGATGTCTATCATCACTCGTTCCTTTTTGTTTGCCCGCGACCGAGAACGGTTGGCATGGGAACCCTCCTGTAATGATGTCTGGGAATTCGATCCCATCTTCTTTGAATTTTTCTTTGGTGATTTCTCTAACGTCGTCATATACTTTTATTCCTTTCCAATGTTTATCTAATATTGCTTTACTAAACTTATCGTTGTCACAAAAAGCTACAGTTTCAAAATGTCCTGTTCTCTCTAGTCCTAGGCTAAACCCACCTAACCCACTAAAGAGGTCCAATACTTTATATTTTTGTTTCATCTATATTACTTTCTTTTATTTTTATTTCTCCTTGTGAACCACACTCATCACAATTTGCCCAAATATCTTCTTTAGCTAAATGGTAAGGTACTCTAATGTAACCATTACCATTACACTCGGTGCAAATTTTCTTATTTGGTACTTCCGTTTTTATATCCATATTTTTTACTTTCTTTCTTTGCTAAACTTTCTATTGTTTTACTTATTGTTAAATCAGCATCGGTAATTTTACCTTTACTGAGAAACTCTAAATTTTCATAAGTCGAAATCGAAACTGATACTGACTTAAACTTTAACGTATTTGCCATGTTTATCTCTTTCTTTATTAATTGTTATTAACTTAATATATGGGAAGTTATACCAACAAAACAAGGGTTGCAAGAAAATAATTTTTGATATATAAATTAGATCTCTTCTCACACCTTTTGTTTGTTCGTTCCTTTCTTGGAACGGACAAACTTAAACCTCTAGTTGTAATTTAAGAACATATTTGGAACGATAGAAACACAATTCTAGTTGTAGTTGTATTAAACTTTAATTACTAACGACCTTGGCCTTGATATTTTTTATTTCTATTATTATTCTTTTCAGATTTTGAAAGAGATTTCTTATGTTTTCCAGGTCTTTTCTTAGGTTTATCACGAGGTGTGTATAACGAAAAATTTTGTTTAGCCATTGTCTTTTTTCCATTCTTTTACAAAATGTTTAGTCCCATTTGTTGGCGATGCTATTATAGGAAGATAACTAATTTTACCATTAACATGTTGTTCTAAATCTGCACCACAAGTAATACATCTATAGTACTCGTTAGTTAACCCTACTAAAGCTGTGTACTCTTCACACGTAGGACACTTACCATTAACAACTTCTGTTTTAAATGTAAGACTAATTTTCTTTCTTTTAGTTTTAGTTTTTTTATTCATCTTTGAGATAATCTATCCATATGGTAATATATACGTCCTATAACTTTGTCAAGGTCTAACAACTCTTGTTGAAACATCATTATTAAAACCTGCAGTTCTACGAGTGTAATTACAACCCACGTGCTAAGACCCATAAGAATTGTACCTAACAATCCTATCATCCATGTATTAGTTTTTCTTGACATTTCTTTTTTTCTTTGATTCAGATTCAAATATTTTATTTACCCAAGCCATATAACAATCGGCTATACTGCAACATTTATATATAAATTTGTCAATCATTATTGTGGCCCACCAAATAAGGCTAAAGTCACCATAAGAACTATTAATAGTGCTGTAAATCTATAATCCATCCTGAGACCTTCCATATTATTTATCTCCCGTTAATGTACTACGCATAATTAAAAAGTTTTTAAAATCGTTTTCCATTTGTTTTATTTTTTCTTCCATTGTTTTAAGTTTATCATTTGTAACAATTGTATTACCCTTATTGGTTTCTATATTTAATAATAAATGGCTTTGATTTTCTTGTATTCTAGCTATGTATCCAATTTGATTTTTTAAATGAGTATCGTTTATGATGGCAATTTGATCTCTGTTTTTATCAATAGTCTCTGTAAGACTTACGATATACTTAACGCCCGTAAATGTTCCAACTAAAATCGATATTATTACCGGTATCATTACAAAGTTTTTCTTTAATAATTCTGCTATTGACATGACAAACATTCTTCTCCAGAATTTTTAGGATCACTACACTCGCAAGTATCACAAGGACAAACACCGTAAATATCTGTGTGGAACTCATCCAGGCAATGACACGCATGATGGCATTTTTTGCATTCATTTTTTTTCTGTTTCTCCATTTGTCTTTTCCTCTATTTCGTAAAAAAAATTATCTGTATCTTCAGTTCTCCACGCTCCGGTGTCCTCTACATTCCATTCATTGTTTTGTACTTTCCAATCTGGAATATCGTTTTTAATAGTAAAAGAAGGCAAGTCCCATATACATCTATTGTTAGGTTGAGCCGCATAATTTCCATCATCTAAAGCCATGATGTGTGCACACTTATGTTCGTGTGGGATCTCTGAATGATCAGTATCTAGTATATTAGCATCTGGGTGAGCCCAGTCAACTGTAAAAAGATATGCACCATGGTGCCACTTCTTATCTTTACCAATATATTTTCCTGAAGCTGCGCTTAAGATAGCCCAACTAGTAACAGCAGGATGATAACTAAAAGAATTCCAAAGCTCCAGTTCATCCAATCGTCTGATTGGTACGTCTTGGACTTTGAAACCACGTTGGATAAATGCGCTAATAGGCAGGCGATAGAATATTGCGCCGTTCTCCATAAGAGCATGGAATAGTATTGCCCTGCCACCCATACTGGTAATGCCAAAGATAATACAGTCTTGAACTTCTCCGTGATGTTTTTTACAGTCATATAAATACTCCCTTCGTATTTGTGCATAAGTTGTGGGTATGTTTGCATTAAGATAAGCCATTATTTAATTTCACCCCAGTTAGCACCTGATTCGTAGTCAACTTTATTTGGTACTTTTAATTCTACAGCTGACTCCATTATTTCAATTATTTGTTCGGCCTGTGCATCAGATTCAACAGAGATATCAACCTCATCATGAATTTGTATGTGTGGTACTATACCATTTTCATACAATGCTACCATACTTTTCTTTGTCATGTCTGCTGCCGATCCTTGTATTAATTTGTTTAATGCTTTGTAAGTAAATGCACGTTTTAAAGGCTCATCATATTCTTTTCTTGCTTGTTCTAAAGGTAATGGTCTAAATATACCAAACTGAGTAGGTTGCCATAGATCAAAATGACACGCTCTACCTCCTAAAGTTCTAATCTTACCCCTGTCTTCTGCCTTACGGGTTACATTGTCCATTAATTTTTTAACAAACGGAGCCTTGGCATGATACTGTCTAATTAATTTTTCAGCTGATTCTTTTTGTAAACCTAGTTCTGACATTAATTTATTTTTACCCATACCATACATAAGTCCAAGGTTAATAGTTTTGGCTTGCTTACGTTCTATGCCTGCCATGTCTGCTACTACCTGGTGGAAATCTGCATCACCTGCGTTATAGGCATTAACAATTTCATCAACACCATCTAAGTTTTGTAACTTAGCATAGTGTACTAAAATTCTAGGTTCTTGTTGTGAGTAATCAAACGATCCCCATTTTGTTTTTTCTTCTGGAATAAATATAGATCTAATCATCGGTCCAATCTCCGGATGCCTCGCTGGAATCTGCTGTAAGTTTGGATTACTCATAGAGAATCTACCTGTAACAGTTCCTCCCTGGTCTGATCGTATTTGATTTATGTCTGCATGGATTCTACCGTTAGAAGAATGCTTGGTAATAGAATCTATAAAAGTTGTATGTGCTTTGTTAATCTCTCTTGCGTCTGCAATAGATCTAGCTAATTCATGTGGATGATTTTGTAAAAAGTTTTTAGTAAAACTAGGTTCATTACTTTTTTCTGTCCTGTCATATGGAAGTTTTAATTTGTCAAATGCTTTTGCTATACTACGAGCCGCATGTATTTCTACGTCTATACCTGTTAACTCTTTGATTTTACTAAGGATTTTGTTCTCTCTTACTATTAATTTTTTCTTTAAATTAGCTGCATGTTCAATATCAACTCTTACACCTTTGAATCTCATGTCTACTAGACAAGGAAACAATTTAGTTTCCAAATTAAATACATCCATAAGTTCTTGATTAACTAATTCTATACTTAATCTTTGCCAAAGTTTTAAGGTAGCTTCAGCATCACGTTCAGCATATTCTCCTACATACATTGCAGGTAACTTCCACATGTCTGCCTTAGGATTAAGATCATAACTCTTAGCCGCTTCTTGTAATACTTTCTCATCTTTACCTAGGCCAACATAAAATTTAGCTAAAGTATTTAATGCATAAGACATTCTATTCTCATCAATCAAAGATGCCGCAATCATAGTGTCAACTATCTTACCTCTAATTTTAATACCTGCCGCTCTTAACCAGCAAACATCATACATAGCATTGTGAAATATAAATGTAGTTTTCTCTTGATTAACTAAATCTTGGACCCATTGTAATACAAGTTTTCTATCCATATTACCACCACCCTCATGTCCAATCGGATAATAACCTGACCAGCCCTCTACGGCCACTGCAACGCCTGCAATGTGTCCTTTTCCGACAACACTACCTGAGCCTTGAGTCATTAGATAAGGGTCATAAGTTTCTAAATCAATAGCAACTTCTTTATAACCTGATAAATCTTTTAATTCTTCTGGTGCAACCCATTCAGTTTCGGGTGCAAACAAAGGCATTTGGGTTCTTCTCATTTATAATCTCTCTCTTTCACCATTTCTAGATAATGTATTGCTTTATCTATATCTTGTATGCCACCCTTAGTCGAGTGCCTACATATATACTTAATAGCGTTTCCTTCTGCAAAAAGCAACTTATTTTTGTTAATAAATTCAGCAGGTTGTATCTTCATATACATATAATGACTACCTCCTACTTGTTTAAACAACGATGATAATTCACCAAGTTTAACATTATCATTAACAACTCCTTTTTTCTTTAGTTCTTTGTATAGTTTTTTCATATTATATAAGCTCGATCAAAATTCTTAGGATCTAGTAAATGCAATTCACGCTTCGCTCTCGTCGCGCCAGTATAAAATAATCTATGTAATTCATCCGGGTCATGACTAAAAGTTTCTAGTGCTGCACCTGTTAGGTCCTGTAATAATAAAACGTTGTCGGCTTCTCCTCCTTTTGCTGCGTGTATGGTTGACATTTTAATACGAGGATTTTTATTTATCATCTCACCATTCGCCCTCATGTTACGAATATAAGTTTCCGTCATTGCATCTAAACCTTCAAATGATTTAAACCAAACGTCAGATTTTAATAAGCCATGTTGTTCTTGGCATTCCTTTAGTGTATACTTCGCGTCCGAATGCAAAGTTTTACCCTTCTGAAACCCTACTAAAACATTAGATCCTAAATATTGATAGATGTTTTTAATCTCTAAGTGATTTAAAAACTCACCCTTACGCCATGACTCCCAGTTATTTAATGCAAGCAATAGTTTTAATGGTACGGAATTCATACCTTTATATTGATAATACCATCCTTGAATCTCACATAAGTCTTTGGCATCATCTAGAAAATAGTTTGCAGAAGATAACACTAGCCAGTTGCCACTACTCATATCTACCTGTG